GTATTCCTACAGACAAAGGGAACAGCAGTTTCTGCTACAAATCCTCTTTATACTGTTTCATTACTAGTCAATAACACAACAGACATCAATGGTGCTGTTGGGGATATTGGCACACAATCAATCACTTTCACTGCTAACTCAACAATTGCAGTGTCACCAACAGGATCATTCTAAACAATTAAATTAAGGGGCTAATCATGGCAAAACTAAAAATCGTTCGTACAGATGGAAGCGTATTAGAAGGCGAGATCACTCCAGCAGTGGAGTATTCGTTTGAGCAATATGCTAAAAAGGGTTTTCATAAGGCTTTCCGCGATGAGGAAAAGCAGTCGGATGTTTACTGGTTGGCATGGGAAGTCACTCGCAGGTCAGGTGAATCTGTTAAGCCTTTTGGTATGGATTTCATTGAGACACTACAAAGTGTTGAGGTGCTTGATTCAGACCCTTTAGCTTAAAGCGAGATTTGCCTTTCACCTATCTGATCGCTCGTTTGAGCATTAGATTGCAAATCCCGCCACAGCAGTTACTTGAGTTAGATCCAATAATGCTACAAGCCTTGTTGCAGGGTCTCACAGATGAAGCGAAGGAGATAGAGAATGGCACTGCCAAAGGCAATTCAGCAACAAGTTGAAGACGCAGATCGTATGGTTGTAGAAATCATTGGAGATAAGACCGTCGTACCGACGGAGACTGACCCAAACCCCACAGACCCTGCGAACCAAGATCCGCAGCCTGTAGTACCCGTCTCGCCAGAGACACCACCAGTAGAGCCGCAACCTGATAACAAATGGGAAAACAAGTACCACACGTTAAAGGGCATGTACGACGCAGAAGTTCCTCGTCTACACAATCAAGTCCGTGATCTGCAGCACCAAATGCAGCAAGTTCTGGATGCGAAACGTGAAGCTGAAGAACGCGCCGCACAGCAGCCGGACCCGGTGAAATCTCTGATCACTGAACAAGACAAAGAAGCATTCGGCACTGATCTGATCGATCTGATCGAGCGCGCTACCGAGTCAAAAGTGGCAACACTAAAGACCCGCGAAGGCGAACTCCTCAACGAAATCAATCAACTGAAAGCGCAACTTGGTAATGTGAGTGAACGTCAAGTAGTGTCTGATCAAGACCGCTTTGTGTTTGCTCTCGGACAAAAAGCCCCTGAGTGGGAGCAGCTTAACACTGACTCCGGTTTCCTCCAGTGGTTGTCTGAGGTAGATCCAGTTTATGGAATGCCACGCCAGTTTGCGCTGACAAACGCCTACAACGCTCTCGATGCAGACCGTGTTGCAAACATCTTCAACACATATAAGGCTTCGGTAACTCCGAAACCCACCGAGAAGCAGGCAAAGCCGTCGCTCCAGAGTCAAGTTGCACCGACCCGCTCACGCGCTGCGAGTGCTCCTACTGCCACCGATGCAAGTCAGAAACTTTGGTCTCAGCCTGAGATTGGAGAGTTCTACTCGGAATGGCGGCGTGGATATCTCGACGACGAGGAAGCGGCTCGTATGGAGAAAGAAATTCATGCTGCTATCGCTGAAGGACGCGTCCGGTAATTTCGCCGGACAACCACGGATGGTAGCGGTTTATTCGTAGTACCTAGACATTTCAAGGAGAAAAAACATGTCTACCATTACCCCTGCCGCCGCGTATCCCATCAATGCTGGTGGTTTTTATGCACCAAACGGCGCAACTGCTTACTCGGGTACTGCCTACTCGGGTTCGTTCATTCCGGCTCTTTGGTCGGGTAAGCTGGCCCAGAAGTTCTACGCTGCTACCGTGTTTGGCGAAATCGCTAACACCGACTGGCAAGGTGACATCTCGGGTATTGGCGATACTGTGATCATCAACACGATCCCGACGATCACCATCAACAACTACTCGATTGGTCAGAATCTGGCTTACGAAATTCCAGCTCCGAGCACCATCACCCTGACGATCAACAAGGGTAAGTACTTCGGCGTGAACGTGAACAACGTTCTGGAACTGCAAGCCAAGCCTAAGCTGATGGATGTATTCACCAACGATGCATCGATGCAAATGAAGATTGCAATCGACCGTGACGTTCTGGCTGGTACGTTCAACCAAGGCGCTGCTACTAACCAAGGTGCTACCGCTGGTAAAATCTCGGGTTCGTTCAATTTGGGTACTGACGATACTCCTGTAACGCTGCTTGCCAACAATATTCTGCAGAGCATCACTGCCCTGTCGAGCGTTCTTGATGAAGCAAACATTCCAGAAACTGATCGCTGGTTGGTTATCAGCCCGACCGAACGTCAGATCCTGATGCAATCGAATCTGGCTCAAGCTCAGTTCATGGGTGATCCATCGAGCGTTCTGCGCAACGGTAAGATCGGCCTGATCGACCGCTTCACGGTTTATGTTTCGAACCTGCTGCCACGCGCAGATGCAAATAAGAACTGGACTGGTGGTGCTGACGCTGGTACTGCTAAGCGTCACGCAATCATGGCTGGTCATAAGTCGGCTATCTCGTTTGCCTCGCAAATCGCTAAGGTTGAGAGCCTACAAAACCCGAATGACTTCGGTACTCTGATCCGTGGCTTGAATGTCTACGGCTACGGCGTAACCCAAGCTGACGGTCTGGCACTGCTGGTTGCCGCTGGCTAATCAGGCGGGAGGGGTTGCCCCCTCCCATTAACTCTTTAGGAGAAGATTATGTCTGCTGCAATGCTTGTAAATCTTGGTGTACCCGCTGTTTTGGCTGATTACATTGCTGAACAGTTTGCCGCTCTAGCTGCTCGTGTAACTGCACTAGAGACGCCGTAAAAATAAGGGGCTTCGGCCCCTTTTTACTGTAGAATACCGCTATGGGCACAATTACTGGAACTTATCTCATTAATAAAGCTGCAACACAGCTTAACGATACGGCCAATGTACGTTGGAGTCGTTCGGAGCTGCTCGGCTGGGTTAATGATGGGCAACGTCAAATTACGATGATGTCGCCAAACGCGACTAACAAAGTTTCTACAATTAAACTTGTGGTAGGTACTCGACAAAGTATCCCTGAAGACGGCTGGACTCTACTTGAGGCTATTCGCTATATGGGTACTGATGGAACTAAACCGGGACGTGCTGTCCGCTTGACCTCCCGTCGACTATTGGATGCGTATAATCCAGACTGGCATAACGCTAGTAAAACACTTACGCCGAAACATTATCTGTTTGACCAACAAGATCAGACAGTATTTTATGTGTACCCACCAAACAACGGGAACGCATATCTCCAGATTAATTACTCTCCGGTTCCTGCTGATTTAGCCACCGAAGAAGACACGATTTCGTTGAACGATATTTTCCAGACTGTGTTGCTGGATTATGTTCTCTATCGTGCCACAAGTAAGGATGCGGAATATGCTCCAGCGCTTGCTGCTGGTTATTTGCAGACCTTCATGGGCGCAATCCAAGCTAAGCGTGCTACTGAAACTGATAACAGCCCTAACCAGACAATGGGTGGGTTTGACCCCAACATCGCAGGAGCTGAGGCATGACACAAGCTTATGGGTACACTGTCCCCTACGATCAGTTTCTACCATATGTTACACAGTATGCTCAGGACGTTTCTGAGTTTGTAGCTATTGATGCTATCCGTAATGCCTGTATTGAATTCTGCGAACGCACAATGATCTGGGTATATGACGTACCACCAATTAGTGTCGTGGCGAACCAAAACAACTATGTGATTCCTACACCTGCTGATACAAAAGTAGTAAACATCATGCAGGCTTACTACGATACAAATCTGCTATTGATCCCTAAATCACCGGATGAGCTGGCTAGCATTTATCGTATGAGTAACTGGGAAACACTTGAAGGCATGCCACAATTTGTCACACGTCTGGTTAAACCCGAGGTTGTACTCGTGCCAGTTCCATATGAGGTTGATGACGAAGCACTGACGCTGCGTGTTGCCCTCGCGCCTACCCGTGATTCGCAGGAAATTGATTCCGAGATTTATGAGCAGTGGGCTGAAGTGATCGCTCGCGGTGCTCGTGCTCGTATATATAACCACCCAAAGCAGCCTTATTTTGACAAAGCCGCAGCTGCAGAAGAAGCTCGCATGTTCCGTGTGGGTATTAATGAAGCTCGCATTCAGGTCGCTAAGGGTCTGTCTCGTGATTCTGTCCAAGTCGAATTCCAGAGGTTGTTATGAGTAGCGTAATCAAATTAGTTCAGGGCGATAATCTCCCAGAGATTACGCTTACCCTCACTGACCAAAGCACTGATGAACCGCTAGACTTGTCGGCGGTCACTACAACTATTGTAGTTAAGCTGCGTGCGTTAGGTGGTTCTACCGTGTTGTCTACGCTTTCTTGTTGGAAGCCTACTGGCGGCATAGACGGTGTTGTACGGTTTAATTTTCCAGCAAGTACGCTGGATGTACCCGCAGGTGCGTACCAAGGTGAGATCGAGATTAGCTACAACGGTCAGATTTTGACAGTCTATGACCTTCTTCAGTTTGCCTTACGCGCAGAGTTCTAAATGTCCGTCTATGTCCCGCACTCTAAGATTGTAATCGCAGGGCTGGACTATGTGCAGCCTGTAGTTGCTACGTCTTATTTGCAGGTTAAAGTAATTGCTGAAGTTACCATGCCAGATGTTCTGGCTGTTGATGTCGTAACACCACTAGATGATGCAGTATTAGCATTTAGCAAAGCTACTGTAGATGCGCTAGCAACTAGTGATGCAGTTAGCAAAGGCATTTCTCGGCCTATAGTTGACACAC